GGAGCTATTAACTATGCACATGGTAAAGGATTTAGACCTGTTGGTAATAGTAGCACTGCTGACCCTAAAAAAACTATTGAAGGAACAACATATACTTATAAACAATTAGCTCCAATTTTTCACAAACACAGTTTTGAAGATAAATTCACAAATCAGAATATTACCAATCAAATGGTTAGTGAAAGTGGGGCGTTTTATTACATGATGAATCACAATCCTTATTTTGGTGCATTTAGCGAATGGACATACAATCTTGACAATATTTCTAGATTTGAGACTGCTACGTACGGCGTTACTGTTAAGTATTATACAAACGTTACTCAAACAGCAGAAGCGTCAATTACAAGAACGTATGATGTCGAGATAGGGCAAACTGCAATGGACATAAGGGCAGGTTTATTTTACGATGCTGATGGAATAATTGCAGAGATACCTACAGACCATCAAGTCAAATTTGAAATAGTAGGTGGTAAAGTTAGAATATTTCAAGACACGGATACTGTTAAGGCTTACGGAATAAAAGAGGTAACTGTTAGCAAGACAAACATTGTAGACCATGGCGATAAGGTAACCCATGGTCAACGATATCAGCATTTAGTTGCAATTACAAATCAAAATTCAATGTCAACTGTATACTCAATGGAAAATGACACATGGATAGATTGGCAAATGGATTTCAAATTCAATGAAACTGAATGGATAGGAACTGTAAATGTAGGAAACAACAGTACAAATGGAACGTATGCTACAATGTCTACTGGTTCGCATCCTAGTTTAGTTGGAAAGCAAGTCAGAGGAACAGGTATTGCTCCAGGCACTACCATTACAGCTCAAAATACTGGAGTGTCTCCTGCTACGATAACCTTAAGCACTGCTAGTACTTCTGCTGTGTCGAATGCAACGGTTTATTATTGGGATTCATCTACAAATGTAGACGTAACATATATGGATGCAGAGGGGCATTTGTTTGGCAGTGATGCGACTTTTAAAGATTACAACAGACCTCAGTGGTTTGGGTATTTAGATTTAAATCATACTTATTTAAAGACTCAGTTTGATAGCGTTAGTAATAATTACAATAGCAATAGTCCTCAAGTTGAAATGGCTAAGGGATTTACTACAGACGCTTTATGCCCTAATCCTTATAGAATAAAGATTACAAACAGTCCAGCCACAGCTTTAAAAGGTCAAGATACTCATATTGCCACAAAGGTAGATGGGCTTTTTTCTTTCTTAGATGGAACAACAGATGAGACATTGGTAAAAAGCAACCCCAATCATTCCACTACTTGGGGAAGTCATCCCTTAGGAATAAAGATTCAATACGATTGGCTAGATGGTCAGGATAGCGAAGCTGGTTCTTTAATGCCAGGTTCTTTCTTAAAAAAAGAATTAACGGAGTTTTATTTTAGCTACGTATATGAAGGGGGATATGTAAGTCAACCTCAGCAATTCTATCAACATACCTACAATGCTGGAAACAGTGGAGCTGATTCAATAAATAAAGCTTTTTCTACTGCTCCAAAAGCAGATTCTTGTGCGTTAGGATTGCACATTGGAATTGGTCCACAATTAATTAGCGGAAAAGGAAACAATGCTTCTTGGTCTGGATTATCAGAAAAAGATGGTGTACTAAACACTCGCTTAAAAGGGGTAGAGATATATGCTAGATTTAATAATACAGACCCAAATAATATTTATCTTATCTGTGAGGTCGATTTAAATAAAGGATGGAAGTCCTTTGCAACAGGAACATGGAAAGAGTTTACAACTTTTGGCAATGTTTCTCATTATGGCACTAGCTACGCCAATACTTCAGGAGGTCCAGTAACAGACCATATTATTTATAAGGCAGTACCAACGTTTGAAAGCTTTTACAATAGGTATCAATTAGCCTGGGACGAACCAATTGGGTTTGAAAGCGATGGAACTGGTTGGAAAACAGCTTGTGTTTTTAATAGAAGAGCTTATTATGGCAATGTTAGGATTAAAGGAAAGGACGACCAACTGAATTATTACCCTGACGGAATTCTAAAGTCAGCTTTGGGTATGTATGCTACGGTTGGAGAAAGCAATTTAATCGAAGCAACTGTGAACGATGGGGATGATATTGTAGCCTTAAGAGTTACAGGTAATAAATTATGTCAATTCAAGAAGTATTCTCTAACCATAATGGGCATTAAAACGCTCGAGAATGGGGAGAATCGTGAGGAAATTGAAGAGACCCTACATCATGTTGGCTTAGAGAATGATAACCAGATTTGCGACACTCCTTATGGCTTGTTTTGGATTAGTCGAAGTGGTGTATATTTATACAATGGACAAAACTTTAAATCTTTAACATCAAATTCAGAAGGCAGTCTTATTGATAAAAGCCAATGGGAGAATTTTTATGGAAAAAGAACTCATATTGGATATGATGCTTATTGGAATCAGGTTCATATTTGCAAAGACACTATTTCAAATACAGAAACCATTATATATAACTTTAATACTGGAGCTTTTACAGATGGATTGGGTATGTATGGAGGTGCAAAAAAGACTGGTTTTGTTACTGACAGAGAAGGGCATTTACTTTGGGCTGAACAAGTGGCTCAAGGTTCACAAGGAACTGCTGTAAACCCTAGTAAAACAAATAAATTAACGGAGCTAGGGAGCCAAATACAAACTGCTCCACCACCAGCATCGGGAGATTAATGGCAATACTATTAAAATCAACAACGTCAGATAGAAAAGCTATCTCTTCTGGTAAACTAATTACCAAGCATTACGACATGGGCGATATTAGTATTAATAAAAAATTCAACAGATGTAGTATTACTTACAAGATGCGTGATATTGGAATTAGTCCTTTAAAAATCACATATAGATTAGATGAAGCTGGTTCTTTTGTTGACTTCGATACAGTAAACGACAATGAGTTTTCTGTTTATGACAATGGAGCTAGGCTGTCCAGAACAAATGGAAAAATAAAAACCGCAGAATTTGATTTTATTAAAAACAATAAATACGGTAAAGTAGTTCAAATAAAAATTGCATATATCACATCTGGTATGGGTTACAACTCAAGTACTTCCATAGACGATTTTGAACTTTCAGATATTACCTTTACTTACAGACCAATCAACAGGAATTAACATGGCAGATAATTATTCAAAACATAGTAGTAAGTCAGACGTAGCCGATTATTGGGCGTATGATAGAAAAAAGAGATACAGAACAGACCTAGCATTAAAAGCTGGTCCAACAGTTGGTGATTGGTTGGCTAAGGACTATAAAGCAACTAAGCTTGCAAAATCAAAAGCAGGGACCACAGTTCAAAAAGCAAAAACAGGAACCCAAAGCAAAGGACTGTTGTCCAAAGTGCTTACTTACGGTGATGATTCAGCTACTTTCTTAGGAGGTGCAGAGCAAGCTGTGGCAAAAGGAATAACTTCCCCAGTTACAGGTTTAGGAAGCTTGGCAACAAAGGCTGGATTTGCAAAAACTGGAGGCTTGCTAACTGGAGCAGGTACCGCAGTTCAAGGAGCATTAACATCAATGGGACCAGTGGGTTGGGCTTTATTAGCAGGGACATTATTTATGGCTAATAAAGGTAAAGGTGGAGCAACAAAAATAAAAGGGAGTTACTAATGTCTAAAACATACAATGAGGCAGAAGCATGGGCTCTTGGTTCAGGAAGTAAAGCTGGAAGATGGTGGGATACTTGGATTGGAAGAGACGGTTTCTTTTCATTTCTTGGTGGGTCAAAAGCAAGAAAACAAAGAAATGTGATTTCAAGTATTAGTAGGGAAATAGCAAATATAGAAAAGAGAAAAGGAGACATTTTTCCAAACGCAATGGGCAATTTTAATAGAAGGACCATGAGCGATTGGAATGCTCTTCAAGGTAAGAACTCTGGTTCTCCTCTTACTCTGGCTACTGACACAGGAAAGAATTTTAATTTTCAAAATCAAATTTCAACAGCAGTTAATAACACAAACGCTTCATTAACAGACACAATTGGCAAGGCACAAGACAGATTATGGGCTCAAGAAGACCAAATAGCTAATTTAAAAGCAGAACAAGAATCAATAAGGAATTCATAACATGGCACAAGATGACGCAGTATTAGAAATATTAGGCTCGCTTTTAGGTGGGGCAATGCAAGGCAGTATGCAAAGCGATGCTGTCGATAAACAGATTCAAGCGAATGAGGATATTACCTTATTAAAAGATTCTTTGGGCATGGGAAACATGAGGTTGCAAGACTCTTTAAATAGAGAGAACGCACTGCTTCAAGACTCATTAAGTCGAGATGCAGAGATGAGTAAACTTCAAATGCAAGATTCATTAGCAAACGATAGCTATCAACAAAATCAGTTATTTGCAGACTCTTTACGCACAAAGAATCAATCAACGATAGATTCAATGAAACAGGTGATGCAAGACGATAGTCAAGCACATGACATGGACTTACAAAGAACCAGGTCTCTTTTAGGGCTTATTCCTGCTCAAACTTCTCTTGCTACACAAGGAATAGCAGATGACATTTCATCTCTTGACCAGAAATACGGTGCAGTACAGGCTAAAATGGCGTTGCGTAATCAGGGAATTGCAGATGCAAAGTCAACTCCTATTGACCTTGAGCATTTAAGAGGTAAAAAATTAAGAGAGTTCTTTGATGAGTCTCCTTTTATGGGTCTAAATGAATCAGATATTATTGATAGTTACAATGATGCTAAGACAAATGAAAGACAACCATTGGATTTTGCAATAAATACAGCCATCAAGCTTCCTGCCAGTAACCCAAAAAGACAAAGTATGGTCAAATTAGTAGACGATATGCTTGAAAAACTTGGAGTTACGTATAATGAAGCAGGTGAAAGGCAGACTGGTGGTATTTACGATGACTTTACTGATGGCGATTTTGGACTAGGCGGAGGCACAGACCCTCAGGGACAATCAGCCAAAGCAATTATTGAAGAGCTAGAAACGTATAGGACCATGCTTTCTGGTGGAGAAAAAAGCATTGACCAGTTATATGAGATTTCTCCTGAAGAACGAGAACTTTATGATTCTTATGGTGTTACTAAAGGTGCAAAGAAAAAAGAGATAAGAGACTTGGAAAGAGACGTTATTACAAAGTTAATTGAGCAATTAAGTAAATGACCCCTTATGAAACTAGGGTAAAATTAAGAGCTTATCGTTTTAACAACTCTCGTTTTAGCCCAGAAGAAGCTTCTGAATTAGAAAGATACGCTAAATTGTATGGCGTGCCTTTTGGAAAGAAAGGTACAGAGCTACCTCAAAACGCTCCTCAAAGCAATGTTCTATCTCAGTTTAGTTCAGGATTTACAGAAGGGTTTCTTGGTCCTATTGCAATGGGTGGCTGGTCTGAAGACCCACAAGACGAATTTCAATCTATTGCCCACAGCGTAGGGCATTTATTAGGATTTGCATTCCCTATGGCTGGTAGCCTTGTTTCATTTGGGGGCTCAGGTATAGCAAGGCTGGGGTTAATGGGCACTGGAAAAGTTGCTAGAGGATTTCAATCTGCAGGTAAAACTGTAGGTAGCGTTGGGCAGGCTATGAAAAAAGGAAAATCTGTACCTTTATTCGTTGGCGATAAGGCAGTAGATGCCACAAAAAAGATAATGGCAAACGCTGGTTTTGAAGCTGGGAAATATCTTAAGGCAGGTGAAGCAGTCACTCATAAAGCTAAGTTGATTGATATGGCATTTCAAGCACAGCATTTATCTGTGGCAAGTGCTGTAAGTGGTATGTGGAATGGGCAAGATGATGAAGTAGATAATTTAATATTTGGAGCAGTTGCAGGAGGATTCTTTGGAGGATTGGGAAACTTTGTTCGTATAGGAAATATGGTTCAACATCCTAATAAAGTTGTTAGTGACGCAGGGAAACGTTCCTTATGGCAACATTCTAAAGAATTTTCTAATACATTATGGGATAATAGAGGGCAAATCCTAAGAGGAGCATTAGGTTCTGCATTTCAAGGTGGAATGGCAACAGCTCAAGGTGCTCCAACTGCTACGCAAATATATGAATATGGATTGGGTGCTTTTTTTGGGTATGGTGCTCACGGTGTTGTAGAAAAGAAATCAACAGAATTTTTTAATAGGTACAATGAAAAGAAAGAAGACGGTATTTTAAAAAGAGACTTTACAGAAATGAGAGATATGCTTAATTCTGAAGCATATAAAGAATTACCATTGGAATCTCAACAACTTGTTAAAGAAAAGTATTCTCAGCATATAGGTGATATCTGGGATAGAATGGAAAATTCAAAATTAGATAGAAATGACCCAGATTCTGTAGCAAGTGTAGTGTTGGCAGAAAAAATAGTAGAGCCTTACAATGAAGCTTTAAATAAAAAAGCAGAAGATTTTGGAAAGAAAGTAGAAAACCTTGAACCTCACGAAATAGCAGAAGTAAAAGCAGAGTTACTTGATATGGTACCTAGGTCTTATAGAAAACAGCAAGAAATGAATATAATTGCTGAAGGGGTTATGAGGCAAATACGTGACCCTAAGATTGAACCAGAAGGAAAGGTTAAGGAAATTGCAGATAAGCTTACACCTGAAGAGCTTGCACAAGTAAAAGAAGGATACATAGACCCACTTGAAAAAAGAATTAAAGAGCATTTTGAAGAACTACCAAAAGAAAAAATAGAAGTAACCAGTCAAGATATACTTAAAGCAGAAGAGGTAATCCTTTCAGACCAACCTGAAGTAATTGTTGAACCAGTAATAAAACGATTTTTAAATCAACTGCAAAAAGAATCCGATATTTACGATGGCAATGAAGTGCTAGAGCACGCTGTAAAAACTTACAATGAGTTAATCCCAAAGACAGAAGGTGGTAAAAAAGATACACGATTCATCCCTGTTCGTGGAATGGTAAAAGAATACATACAAATCGTCCAAGACAAATTTCCAGGAATTAGAGTAACCCCTGAAATGCAGAACAGTTTAACCCAAATGTTCACAAGACTATCGCAAGGCATTTTACGACCTATTGTTAGCTTTAATAAAACAAAGAAAAAAACATCGAGCATATGGGGCTTTAATGCCCTAAAGAAAAAGGTAGTAGGGTATGAGCCTAGGTCTGCTGATGAAAAAATGCATGAAAAACTTTGGGGAGATGAGGTTACTGTAAGAGAATTCGCAGAGATTGTTGACAAAAAAGGCAATACTTACGTCACTTTAAAACCATATGAAAGAGTATGGAATAGTAAAACAAGACAATTTGAAATGGTCATGTCAAAAGAAGACTGGCTAAATGTGACCAAAGGATTAAATAAAAAAAATCAGTACCTCAAGATACCCAAAAAAGATGGAGGGGTTGAAAGAATCTATGAGTACCACCCTGAAACCCAAAATTTTGAATTAAAAACAATTATAAATGAAGTCGTAAAGAAATCAAACAGTAAGTTAATTACCAAAAACCTTCTTAATAAATACATTGAAAAAGATTATAAAGTCTGGTTAGAAACTATGGGTTATGACCCTGTAAAAGACAAAGCAATTATTGAAAATAAAGGATTACGTAATCTATATAATAAGGCATTCAAATCGAATTATCTCTATGAAAAGAATTGGAACTTTAAAAGTGCTATTGCTCGAGTAAAACGTGAAGCATTGTTGTCTTCAAAGTCATTCTACGAACAAGACTCTAAATTCTTTAAAGACATCACCAAGGGTACTGGTGAAATTAATATTATAGCCATAGAAGCAGAAAAGAACTTACTGAGTAGAGCTGGCGAGATTGGTAAAAAGTGGCTTAATGTAGAAGGAAAACAGCCAGAAACATTCTGGACTGTTGATAAGAACGGAAAACTGGTTAAGCAGGCTTGGGAAAGCAAGATTGATGGCTGGTTGGTTATGCATTCAGACCTGTACAAAAGGTTTATGGAGGCAAACGGATTTAAAGGGACAGATATGTCTCATATGAAACCAGCAGTAGCAGTTACCATGCCAGATGGAAGCTTATTCTTAGTTAAAGGAGGAGTTCATCCTGGTGCAAAGGCTTACAACGATGCAATGCCTAGTAAAAATTCAATGATAGTAGTAACCTCTGCAATTAAAGCTATGCCAGAAGGAACAAAAGTATATAGAGGGCAGGCTAAGAAGAATGGTAAATACGAAATAAAGGATTACGATGGTCCTAGTCTAAAAATGAAAGTAGAGGACTTTAGAATTAACTTTGGAGTGTATGGCGATAAACATTCAGCAGAGCCCACTACTATAAAAAAACAAATGCATTCTTTCTTTGATAGCTTGACCATGAGCAAAGAAGGCTATCAAGAATTCATGGATGCTATTCACCACCAAACTGTTCATGGTTCTGATATTGCAAACAACTATATAAAATCCCTTAAAGAAAACCCTGATGCATTACCACCTCAAGGTTTTAAAGTATCAGAATTAAGCGATAAAGACTTTATTCGAGTTATTAATAACCCAAATCACAAACTGCACGAATCTTTGAATAAGGATATCTTTAAAAAGATTAAAAAACTAGAAAAAGCAGAAGAATTTGAAGGTGCTGTGTATGAAGAGTTAAAAGAATATGCTAATAATTTTGAACGATGGTATCGAGCTACTGGTTATAATCCTGTATCTGCCATCATAAACAACAGTTTATACGAGAAGTCTGTTCATATTTATCGTATGAATAAATTCACAAATCCAGAATGGAAAAACTCAGGAAGTGGCTGGGTGGCTGGTGTAGACCCAGTAATGGAATCCTTAACTGGGGGTATTAAAAAGAATACAAGCTATGATTTTTTTGAAGATGGCAAATTGGTCAAAAGAAAAGTTGGTCATTTTAAAGTGGGACATAGCCACAGAAAAATGAAGGTAAAATGGATAGGAAAAGACAAAGAAATAGAACTAGAA